CTCAAATGATGCTCCTGTTGGAGTAATTAAGAATTCTACATCAATGAATTCAAGAGATCTAGTTGGTTTAACATAAATCTTACCTCTTAGTGTGTTCGCATCTATATCTTCTGGATCGTTAGATACAACTACTCTAAATTCGTATAAACCTCTTTCTTTCTTAATAGATTCTAATATTGGATTAACCAATCTTAAAAATTCATTTCTTACTTGTTCGTCATTTTGTTCAAATAATAATCTAACCGCAACTGCTGAAATTAATTTTCTGGCTCTTAATAATAATCTTCTTACGTTGATTCTATCAAGTGCTGACTCTCTAACTTGTAATGTTTTGTTACCCCAAATGATAGTACCCGTATCTGAGAACGTCGCAATTGGGTTAATTCTTGCATTATATAGATCATCTCTATTATCTAACGTCAACTTCTTCTTCGCTTTGATTGCGTTTACTAAACCTCTTTGGTATCCCGCTACTGCGAACCAAGGATAAGAAACGTTATCTGTCAATGCGATATTCTTAACAACCTCACCTGTTGGTGGAATGTATAATTGAGTTGCATTGTCCCCATCTCTTACTTGTATCCAAGGCCAATATGTTGCCGTGTAGTTAGTATCTAAATCAACTTCATCCAATTGGTCAACTATTTCGTCAACATCTGAAGTATTAGGTGAGTTAGTGATGTATAATGAATCCGCTCTATCACCTTCTATCATATCAATTGCTTGATTAGTTAATGAACTATGGTTATAGAAATCGATACCTGGTGTTGCAAATATGTTGATATCAACCGCTTCAGGATTAGAGAATGTTTCAATTCCTGCTAAATATGCATAATAATCTGAATTTCCAACAGTATCACTAAATACACCACCGTTAGATGTGTGTCCACTTACGTAAGTGTTTTTACCAAAGATGTAACCATCTCCATTTGTTCTTGTTCCTCTGTAGATGTCCCAACCATCAAAACCACCACAAACTGCGAATGTGAATTTTCTATATGATTTAGTTTCTAATAAACCTTTATCGTTTCCTTCTAAATCATATGGTGTTGTTTTAAAACCTGATATACCAGATGCCTGACTTGAAAGGTGGAAACTATGTGAGGTTGAACTCGCGGCGTTTCCTTTATATTCAAATAAATCTCTATCGAAACCAATTTGAGATGATAAACCTAAAGTAACTTTTCTGATTTTATCTCCGTTAGTTTTTTGTTCTGTACCTTGTGAGTTATAAGAAACAATGTCACCCGCCACATTATATTTTGTTTTGAATAATACGTTACCAACTTTAGATGTACCTAAGAAATCTGATGTAAATCCTTTAAATCCTGCAGGAAATGCATCTACAGGTGCGTCTTCAGCCATGTTCAACATTATATATTTTGAACGTAACTCGTACTCACCGTCTGAAGTACCTATCTTTTTAGCAATGTAACCAGGTAGGTCAGGGTTCATTGTACATCTTGAGAATTTTTCAAGTACTGAAACATTATTATCAGTATCATTAAAGTCTCTAATTATCACGTCAAACTCACCTGAATCAAGGTCAATGTTTTGAACTTGTATTTTTAATTGTGTGTTTGCCGCATCTCCATCTGAAATACTAATTACACTAAATAAGTCAGAAACAATACCACCTCTCACTTCAGATACGACTGTTGGTGAAGCTGGTGTCTCCCACTGATTTAAGTAATCATTACCTACGTTATGAGAAATGTGTTCAACATCTAAACCTCTAACAAGTCCTTGTCCATAAAGTGCCGATAATAATTTTGGGTACTCTTCAAAAACATAAAGAGGTACTTCATTTTTCTTCTTATCGAAATTAGTGTTACCTAATACTTTAGAAACATACTTGGTAGATGATGTGTTCAACGTACATGTAAATGACTTAGCACCACTCGTAGAACCTGTAACACTAAGTGTAAATTCTGATAGTGGGTCAGTCCCTAAAGTAGATGATGTAACATCTACGTCAGTTGATAAACCTAATTCAAGGTTTAATGTTTGTCCTTGGTATGATCCTCTTGATCTCAATGATAATACCACTATATTGTCGTAGTCGGAATTTACTTCCGCCCCATATTTAAATTGAGTTATTTTAAACCCGTCTGCCGTTGCGTCAAATACGAAAAGGTATGAATATACCCCGTCGACATCCCCAAGACCATCTATTGAGAAGTACGTATTGTACCAATTGTTATTGTTGTTTGTACCTATTGGACCTGACACCTCTAAAGATGAGTTTAAACTCACTGTCTCTGAACCATCAACTAAACCAATAGTAAACCATGTTCCGTCAACCACATTAAGACTATTAGCATAATCAGGTACAGTACTACCATCATTCGCTACCTTTCCTGAAAGATCTCCTATGAATGTACATGTGGAGATATCTGTTGAAGTTCCTGAAAGTGGGTCTACTATATTTGTAGTTCCACCTGTATAGTTTACTGATACTCCTCCTAATGTTTTAATTGCGTATGTTATTTTTGGTACGTAACCCGTCAAACCTAAAACCCTTGTTACAAATAATTGGTTAGATTCTTGAAGGTATGATTTCGCGACATAACCCATTTCGTATTTTGGGTTACCATCCGAAAATTTGTTTGGTGAAGTAGGTCCGAAATATGTTTTGAATTCGTCAAAATTTCTTATTAGAATTGGTTCAAATGCAGGTCCTTTTAGTGCCTCACCTGATAACCCTAATGTGGTCACACCCACACTTTGTGCTACGAACGTTAAATCCTTTTCTGAGGTATATACACCTGGAGAAACGAATACTCTGTTTGAATTTGCCATCGATTAACTTTAATTATAAATTTTTATTGTTTACTATAAATATCTTAGTTTTTAGTAAAGAGTACTCAAGTTTTTTATTTTAGGATATTTAAAGATATTTTTTTATCTATATTTATCTTTATGAGCGATAAAACCCCCAAAAACATTAAAATAAGTCAAAAACACCACGATATCTTAAAAAAGTATTGTGATGATAATGGTTTTAAAATTTATAAAGTTGTGGAAAAGTGGATAGAAACCAATTGTGTGGATCGAAAAAGAGGTTTATACGGTGAATAGGTTTCTGCCAATTAAAATACATATCATGTATGTGTGGCGGGTTTGTGCCAATTAAAATATAAACCCAGTGGGTTAAAATAAAAACCCAAAAAACCCAGTGGGTTAAAATAAATAAGTAATACCTATTCTTGAACCAATTCGAGGAGTTCCATTTAGTGTTACTTCAGTACCACCCGTAATATCGAAATCACTACCTTCTTCTAATAATAGACCGTTTAAATCTAAACTAATAACACTATCTATATTGTTTACTGTAGTAAATGAAAGACCACCTCCTGAGTAGTCAAAATATTCTGTAGATACCTGTCTAACATTCCCGTCGGAATCGACAAAAACACTTGACCTACCTTTGTAATAAGTAATTGTTACTTTGGACCCTTCTCTCGGAGGTTCAACAAAACTTATTTTAGAAGTTAAAGAAACATGATTAAATTCAACACCCCTTTCTTGTAGTAATCCATTAATGGTGGTATTAAAAAGTATACCTATCGTTTCACCCACACTAAAGATTGTTTGTACTCCATCAGCAGTGAAATTAGCGACAGTAATCTCTAAATTCTTAGTTAAATATTTTTTCTCAAAATTATTACTTTTAATAAACTCATTCATTAAAAATAATCTACTAACTGCGGGTTTCACTTCAAATTCTTCATCGTCTATAATAAAACCTAATAAAGTGAACTTATAGTTTTGGACGTAGAATCTTCTTGTTTCTAAATTCACGGGTGTGTTGTCTTCTATATTATCTAACACTATTGGGACATAATGTCCTTTTACCGTGGTATATGCCTGTCTTGAAGTAAACTTCTGTAATATTATTTGATTAAACTTATTTAAATCTCTGAATTTTGTACAAACAATAGTAATATCGTAACTTATATCAATAGGGACAGGTTGAGGTATCTTATATATGTCAGCACCTACCTGAGTACCATTCCATGTCGGTACTGTGGCGTAGTGAAATTGTTGTCGATCAGGTATAGTTCTCTGTAAACTCGGATTAGTACCAAGTTGTACATCTGGTTTCCTTATGACACTTATAAAAGGTAGAGACGGATTACCATCTAAATCTGAAAAATTCCACGTGTTTGTAAACTCACCCCATCTTTGAAGTGTCAAAATTTTAGGTATGATGGGAATTTGTACACCGTCCGAAACGACTACAAAATTCTTTTTAACAAAATCTAACATACCCAAGTCCAAATCATCATGTAATACCGAATCAGGAAGATAGGAATCACCTTGAGTGATCTTATCGAGTAATTCCTGTCGCCTACCCATTAACTCATTACCTTGATAAACCTTTATGTTATTTTTTCTTTTTGGTATTGCCATTATTAAATTCCTCTAAATTCCGATTCTTGTGCTGGTACACATGTTATTGTTCTGTAATGTGGTTTAAACCCAAACATATTATGTCTATTGTCAGATGTTACTTTACCGTCATTTGAAACTGTATAATATCTAACTTTATCTTCTGTTTCAGGATATGCAATAAAATCTCCGTATTTTATGTCAACCCCTAAATCTTGTAAATGACTTATGTAAACAGATACGGTCATATTACCAGGCTCTATATAACGGACTAAACCGGGTTTGTAAGATTCATTTTTAGGTGGTTCTATTTTAACTAATGCGTTGAACTCGATAGGTGGGAAAAACTTTATTTGATCTTTCCCGACTTCAGCATATACAGCATCAGTATCTGTACTCTCAGTATCAACACGGTAGAGTACCAATTTCATATTTAAATCCCCATGAAGATATTCCTGACCTATTTGAACATTAAAGTCAAAGTCTTCCTCAGAGAAGAATTTACTCATTCTTTTAATTGGTAATTTTTTACTCATATAGATAAATAGTTTAAAAACTGATTTGAATTCCTTATATTTAGTTTATACATGGGAAAGTTATTACCCGAAATACAAGCAAGGGAGATTGTAACAGGATATACAGGTTATAATAACCATATATTGGACCTAAAACATAAATTCGAAAGATCGAAAAATTATAGTTTAACTCGTCCACAGTCAGACTACGTCATAAAATATCATGAGGTAGTACCTAAAGTTGCTCGAAAGTATCTATCAATTGCAAAGTCCTTTGGTACTAAACTACAAGAAGACAGACTACTTATGAAACCCGTCGAACAAGTTTGGGTGGAGAAATTACTATGTGAGAGTGATAAGGCATATAATATATGGGGGAACTTAACTAATGATATGAAACCCATATCTATGTGGATACCGAAAGCGTCTGTTATTCAAGAAGAGAAGACCTTAGACCGTGAAGTAGATTATAGTCCATATTCTCACAGACCTCCAATGGAACACCAAAAAATAGCAATAGAAAAATTATTGGCCAACAATAAATTTATTCTTGCCGACGATATGGGGTTAGGGAAGACTACAAGTACAGTTATTGCATCTTTGGAGAGTGATGTTAAAAAGGTATTAATAGTTTGTCCAGCATCCCTTAAAATCAATTGGAAGAGAGAAATAGAACTCTATTCGGATGAAAATGTATTAATTGTTGAAGGTAAGAAGTGGGGGTCCACTTTTAAATATTACATCATAAACTATGATATACTTAAAAACTTTCACACAACAGAGAATACCGAGGATAGTGACGCATATAAAATAATTTTAAATGAAGGGTTTGATTTAGCAATAGTTGACGAAGCACACTACATCTCAAATAGTCAGGCACAGAGAACAAAACTGTTAAATGACATACTTGCAAAAATACCTAAGGTTTGGTTACTCACGGGCACACCCATGACCTCAAGACCAATCAACTATTTCAACTTATTAAAAATTGTAAACTCACCTCTAACACTTAATTGGAAGAGTTATGTTTTAAGATATTGTAAGGGTTACCAATTTAGAGTTGGTGGTAGGAAAATATGGAATACAAGTGGTGCAAGTAATTTAGATGAATTAAGAGAACAAACTAAGGCGGTTGTTTTAAGGAGAATGAAGACTGATATTTTAGATCTACCCGAAAAAATAATTTCCCCAATATGGTTAGAACTAAAAAACTCATTTTATGATGATGAATTAAGTGAGTTCTTAAGGATAAGTAAGGAAAATAGGAAGAAAGAGAGTCTCACGGTTACTCTTAATAGATTAATGAAATTAAGACAACTTATCGCAATAGAGAAAGTAGACCATACTTGTGAATTAATCGACAAGGTTTTAGAACAGGGCAGAAAAGTAATAGTTTTTACCAATTTTACCATGTCTTTAGATATGATTTATGAGAAATATGGAAAGAAAGCGGTGGTGTTAGACGGTAGGATGTCAAAGGATAGGAGACAACAATCCGTCGATAGATTTCAAAATGAAGATAAAGTAAAGATATTCATTGGTAATATAAAAGCGGCAGGAGTTGGTATAACTTTAACAGCCGCAGATACGGTTATCTTTAATGATTTATCGTTTGTTCCTGCTGACCACTCACAAGCAGAAGACAGAGCGTATAGGTATGGACAGAAGAACAGTGTACTTGTCTACTATCCCGTTTTCGAAAATACTATTGAAATGACCATCTATAATATATTACAGAAAAAGAAAGATATAATAGATCAGGTAATGGGTGATGGTGAATACTCTGAAAGTTTTGGTAGTGAGTTAGTTAAAAATATTAAAACGTAGAACATATAATTAAGTTCTTATTAAAAGAATAAACATTACCCTCCATAGAACTTAAAATTTCTATACCCTCTGAGTCGTTTTTAAAAACAATATAATTCTTGTCTTGTGTAAATGCGTAGTAATTGATATTTGAATATTTTTTACTGTCCATTGTTAGTGTTATATTGATTGTATTATCATTTTCCTCAATAAAACTTACTTCCTTACACTGTACAGTTTCAACCCCGTGATCAAATATTACCTCAGCATCAATACCTTTAAAATCTTTTATATTACCACCATTTCCTGTAGACGAAAGGTAACTAATTGAATTGGTCCATATGTTCTTAAAATTATTTTCTATTAATTTTTCCGAACGATCAGATATTACTTTTAATCTATATCTTATAAGGTCTATGTGATTCTTTATATCACCATCAAAAAGAAAATCCTCTTTATAAAGTTCTAAGTAATAACAAAACTCCTTCAAAGTTTCTTCTACAGTCTCATCAATATATTTACCCTCATTATCAGTTTCATAGGGTAATTTAATACCATATTTTTCATTTAAAACCCTTTCAATATACTCCTGATAAGAATAACCCGTATTAATAAAATTAATCCCACTTCTAAAACTATATGATTTAGTATCTTCATCGTAATTGTAGTAACCATCACCAACAGAACCCATAGGTGATCTCCATCTTAACTCATCCCCTGAATGGGTTTCTCTAACAATTCTTGTTATTTCTTTACTAAACTTTCTATTGAATTTGGAAGTTTGAGAAATATACCTCCATATGTTAAGTGTTTTACGATGTTTGAGTCTTATTTTATTTAAATCCAAAATTGTTGTTCTGTTTTTCCTAAATATAAACTATTTATATTAATAAATCAAGTATGGCAAGCACTATTATCACACCGGCAAATCGAGACAAACTTTATACTCAAGTTTTTAACCTTTTAGGGGCACCTATTAGGTCTATAGAATTGACCGAAGAACAAATGGATACTTTCTTAGAATTATCCTTAGATGAATATGAACAGTATGTAAGTGATTGGTTAATTGAATCTCAGTGGTCATCTTTAGCTGGGTTAAATGTGGATACGCAATCTTTGACGAGAGCGTTTACTACGAGATCATTAGACTATGAAACACAATACTCACACGCATATTCAAAAATTGTCGGTTTACAGGCGGGTGGTGATTCTGAATTACTAAAAGACAAAATAGAACTTGTTCGAAATCAACAAGTGTACGAAATTCCTGCGGGTCGTGAAATAAACGAACTGTTATGGTTTACACGTGCAGAATTGACTGACTCTATTGTGGATCCATTTTTAGGTGGATTCGGTGGTCTTGGTGGTGTAGGTTCAGGTGGTGTAGGTGGTTTTGCACAAATGGGAACTTCAGGTTCTTACTTTATGTTACCCGCTTATGATTTATTATCACGTATGCAAGATAGGAACATTAAAAACCGACTAATTGGTGGTGAAATGACTTATCGTATAACTGCAGGACCCGAAGGTAAAAAATATATTCACTTGGCTAACGTACCTGGTGGTAGGTTTGATTTTGGTTCCATACAACAACATAACTACTATGTTTGGTATTGGTATTATGATACTACAGACAGGGATGATTGTTTAGATAAAAATAAAGATGTTGTAAAATTACCTTCCGATATAGAGACCGAAGAATTAGTGTGGGAAGAACTTAATAGACCTGCACAAACATGGGTTAGGAAATGTCTTATTGCATACTCTAAAGAAGGGTTAGGAAGAGTATATTCTAAATTTTCAGGTGACCTACAAGTACCTGACAGTCAAGTTAAATTAGATTACCAATCCCTATTAACCGAAGGTAAAGATGAGAAACTAAAACTTATCGAAGAGTTATCACAAAGATTGGAAAGGTTAAGACCTGACAAAATGTTGGAAAGAAAAGGAAATGAGGCCGAAAGTCTCAACAAATCGTTAAAATACAGAGCGATGCCATCTCCTTTTAATATGATTTAAACATCTACATCAGTGTGTGTCGCATAATCGTGACCATTTCTTTCAATTAAATCACCTTCTTGGGAGGGACTACTTGGAACTTTAAAATTAACAGCATCTCTATTCTTTTGTACCCAATATTGGTCTACGTGTTCAAGACTATCTTCTAAATACATAAAATAAGGATCCCTACCAACCTTCTTCCAAAACATTACTTCACTATCGGATAATGTCATAACCTCTTCAAAACTATCTTGACTACCTTCTTTCATCGGAAACCCATTGACCAACTTACATTGGTTTATTGTAAAGAAAGGTCTATCATCGGGGTTATCAATAATAATATCATTACGAATGTCAGGATGAAATACAACTAACAATGGTTCTATTCTTTTGTTAAATGTATTAATATAACGAGCAACATTATAATCACCCTTCATGTCGGGATTTTCTTTTAACTCCTTTTCAGTAATCATGAAAGAGTTAATTTTTATATAATTTTCGGGAACAGGGTACCCATGTTCTTCAAGGAATTCCTTTTGAAATTTCTTAGTGGGTTTAGTAATTTTTTGAACATCACCATCACCCTTACGTTCACCATTATTAACGTAATATATTGTTTCCCCAAGACCTGCAGGATAATTGTTCTTCATAACCAATTCCATGTGTGCTTGTCTTGCCTTAGATGCCCCACTTTTAGTTTTGGTTTTCATGGACTTTAAGTAGTTATCTACGGATAATTTTACTCTCGATTTATTTGCGATCTTAGATAATGGAATTTCTTTATTATAGATCTTACTAATATATTTATAGTATACGTCCAAAAACTCTTGTCCCTTACCATCCAACATTAACTTCAAACTTTCATCTAAGAAGTCCACAATGTAACCATGAAGGTTCTTAGACTTAATTGTGTTACCCGTTAATTTAAGACCCCCACTCGGTTTTTTTAGTACATAGTTTTTACGAGCAACATTAACTGTGGAAGGTGCGACATAATCAATGTCTAATCCCATTTCATTCCTCATAAAAATATCATTAAATTCCGCAGTGTCTGCCTCAGCACCTCTGTAAGTTTTACCACCCTCTACTAACTCATTAAGACCCTTAGATACATAAACTCTGTCATCAACATCATCAGGACACGAGAAGTTGACACCATCCGTATCCATTACAAGTGACTTATATCCTTTCTTTTCAAAGAACATTATCATCATACGTAAACATTGTCTACCAACACACGTGATTGTTTCTCCTGTATCCATATCACCCCAATGAAATACGTGAGGTGCGGATAGAGACCCAAAGTATGCATTAATGAATATCTTAATTGGTAATTGTTTCCTGTTATATTTTTCCGATAGTTCGGGATCTGTTTTGTAATGTTCGGACGCTAATTTTTTGTATTTAATACGTACGTCTCTAAAATATTTTAACATGGATTTTTGTACTCCCATAACATCACATTTAGGAAACACATCATATACTAATTGAATAGAAGGGTATAGTGAGGAGTAATCAAACTTAACCACCTTTTCTGCGTATCCCACCGCGAGTAATCTTGATAGTCCACCCGTAAACGCTCTCCTATCTTGTTTTTCAGGTACGGCCAAATTGTGTTTATATGACCAAGCTAACATTATTAGTTTCCATAATGTTGCGGTACCCATAGTAGATATACGTTCATAGGTTGTAGGTACAACTTTAGAAAGTAAGAATGTTGACTGACTAAATGAATCATCAACAACCATAGTTTCATATAAATCGTCATCAAGATATTGTTCAACAATTTTTCTACCTGTCCATACCTCAAATTGATTCGGATACTTTTCTAATAATCCCTCAGTACCGGGATCACCTATTTTCTTATAGTTACCTGTTTTTGGGTTTACATAATAACTTTCATTATCCAAGTATATTTTAGAAATCCACGCACCATCAACATAAACACGATTGTCTTTCTCGGCTCCCAAATACTTTGTAATATATTTCAACCCCCAAGACTTAATGTCAGAATTAATTGCTTGGGCTCTCCTAACTGAATGGGCGATATCAAGAATATTCATTCCCCAAATCATATGTTGGGTGTAGGTCTCAACTTCATTTGCAAGTTTCAACATACCTTCCCTCTCTTTCATACCTTGGTCTATAAAAACCTTAGTATGTTCTTCTACATCTATTCCTAATATTTCGGCCCTTTTAATAATAAACGGAAAATCGAAAAATGCGGAGTTATAACCAGAGAAGATTGTAGGTTTAAGTTCTTCAACACATTTGAAAAATTCGATTATACAATTCTTTTCACCATCTTCACCGAATGCATTAATAATCTTTACAAAACCTTTATTGTCTTTTAAACCAATTAGAATTATTTTATCTGTTTCGGGTTCAAGACCTGTTGTTTCAATATCAAAAACTAATCTATGTACATCTTCATATTCTTCAATACCCTTAAATAATCTTTTTTCTTTTTGTATGAGATATTGTTCTTTAGGGTTAAGTAGTATAAAATGTTTTCTTATTTCTTCGTCCCACGGATTTAAACCCCCTTGTCTAAAAAAACTAAGAAGTGAACGATAACCTTGACTACTTTTAACTAAGAAATTATAACCATTCTCTAAACGTTCATTATCGGCTGTATCTAACTTTTCAATAGTGATTCCATACTCCGACATTTTCTGACGTTGTTTGGCCTTACTATCACCATAGAAATTTAAACCAGTAAGATCATCAACCCACAAGAATGCGGTTAACTTATCCTTTCTAATAATTTTACCCTTTTCGGGGTGTTGAATAATTTTGTAGATTGTGTTTGTTCGGTACTCATATTCTAATCCTGTTATGTACTCTTCAGGGTCCGAACCGTTGAGGAATTCTTCTATTACCTCTTGGGAAATAATTTCGTTCATTGTATTAAAATTGGATGACACATTAGCTTACCCTTAGTTGGATAGTTTGCCTTAATTAATACAAAGATATGAAAAATAAGTTATAATATCAATACGGATATCATATATTCTCCATTAATGTTTGCGCACTTTCTAAATGATGTTAATGTAGAGTTTTTCCTTAATTGGAACGATGAGTTTATTTGTGGGTAGTAAATCTGTGTCTCTAAATTGTATGTTAACTATTCCCTCGAATTTACCCGATTCTTTTGTTTGTTCTGATGTGAACCTATATGTAATGTAATATTCTTCTGTAGTTTGGTCATACTTTTTGGTTCTTGTTGTCAATAAACATTCACCACCTAAAATTTCAGGAACCTCTGTTTCGATATCAATCATATCAAACCTAATGTCGGCATTTTCTAATAAGTCGTTTAAAGAAGACTTATCGTTTTTACCGTCGTCAACCAACCTTAATTTTAATAATGGGTCTGTAGCCCCTTTTCGTATAAAAAATTCCATACTAATAAATATTCAATCTATTTTTTTATTTACACGAGATTGTTGGAAAGTTCAAATGTCCAACCAATATTTGTATCGGAAACTTGAACTGTATGAACATAATCGGTATATAATGATGTATTCTGTGATGCCGCGGACAATACATTTCCTGTGGATGTATCAGTTAGAGAAACACTTGTTGTATCATACTCACTACACGAATTAGTGTTGTTAGCTGACTTATATCTAACTCTTATTACGTCACCTACAGTAACTGTTGCACTTCTTGGTGTGGCCGTAAGAATACCACCCTCAATAATATTAATAACCGCACCTTGCTGTACATTATTTATTTCTAATATTACTTGAGCTACGGTACATACATTTTCCCTATTAAGAGAAAGAGAGAATGGTAAAGTTTGTGGTGTCGGTGTTGGTGCTACCGTTGCTGTTGGGTTAGGAACCTGTGTTGGTGTTGGTGTAGGTGCCACTGTCGCTGTTGGTGTTGGTTGTGGTGTGGAGGTTGGTACCTGTGTAGGGACTACTGTTGGTGTTGGCTGTGGTGTTGGATCAGGTTGCATTACAGAATCACTAATTAACCCGTGTTGCCAAAACGTAAGAGCACCAACTTTAATTCTTTTCTTATTACTAGTACCACTAACAACATATGTTAATGGACCTCCTACATTATTTACGGTAACTCCATTAAAAGTACCATCCCATGCACGTATATTAAGATCATTTGCAATATTATCGATTCTGTTACATAGGGTATGTATACCCACTTGAGTTTCATCTTGTTGCATATATCTTCCCCCATATAAAAGACCAACAATAACAAATTCTTCATTTATTGTTGCTAAAACTGCGGATCCCGAATCCCCACCCGCCGATGGCCAAATACATAAATCACCCGCAGGGGTGGTAGAACCACTTGCAACTAATTCAAATGTATCATCCATATACACGTTAGTTAATACACCTTGTTTTTTATATCCTATTAATACAGAACTACCCAAAGCATAGTTTAAAAGTTTAGTGTCTTGTTGTCCCTTAGCACCTGTTGTTCTACTAGATATATAATATTCTTGAGTTGGATCTTCCAACATAACATTTATTTCCTGAGTAGTTGCAAATCTTGGTGCTTGGGTCATACCCGTAATACCGAATTGGTTCCATGAAACCGAAGGGTCAATTAAACTAATATCATCTATGGCCATCAAAGCACAATCAGATTTATTATTAGAACTAATAGGTTCATATTTTTTTACCATACCCACCTTA